TGGTATTATAATGTTTGGAGCTATGGACTTCACAGGGGAAAGATGCCTGCTTTAATCCAGAAAGGAAGAAAAGTAAAAGTTTACAGAGATGGAAACAAAAACACTAAATCTGAGGAGCTTGGAAGCTTTGAATTAGGTTGGTTTGGAATAAATTATCACACAAATACTTATAATTTTACTCTGGCCAACTTAAAGGTTGTTAAATGGGCCATTGGTTATTGGAGTGCAGGTTGCCAAGTTATCAATAACAGGAAAGAGTATATTAAGCAAATTGAATATTACAAAAGCTCATTTGAAAATGGAAGTCAAATTATGGTTTCTTTTTGCTTAATAGACGAATTCTAAAATTTTCTTGGGAGTTCCTTTCATGGTTTTTCAAGGTGTGTATGGTGCAATCGAGGGGTTGCACCTTTACTTTTTAACAAATGTTCATCATGTGTTTAACAAATATTTTTGTTTGCTTGACTATTTATATAAAATAAATTTATATATTAGCGCTATACTTTAAAAACACAACACATGATTACAGAAAATCTATTTTCAAAAAACAGAGTAAGAGTTATTAATCTACTTACTGAGCACTTACAGGATTTAACAGATCCTTACGCATTAACCGTTACCAAATTTGATATAAGTGTTCAAGGCTGTTTTAGTCCAAAGCTTATGTCTGCATTAAGGAAAAAAAGATTCAATCCAGAGGTTCAAGAATCAGGNCATTTGTATATGTCAAAGACTATNGGAGGAGTTTATTTAAGATTTATTTTCACAGATTAATTAGGAAAGNCATGAAAAAATTAGTAAGNAAAGTGTTTCGCATAAANGCGAAGCAAGTGGAGAAAACAGCCAAAAATGTAAGAGTAGGAAGAAAAACATTGCATTACATTAAGCAGTGGGAAAATCAGCAAAACAGCCTGATCATTAGGAGCAACTTCAACAGGGAGCTTTATTACAAATATTTAGAAACAATTAAATCATAACAAAATGGCAAGTAAAAAAACAAGAAAGCAGTATGAAGAATGGCTTAATTCAATAAGTCCTTCCCAAGGTAGCGAAGAATGGATAATTGGAGGCAAAATAAGAATGCTTCAAATGTGGAAAAACCAATACGGATCAGCAATAAGGAAGTTTGACAAGATTGCTTTTGAGGTTGGATACAGAGAGTTTTTAAGCAAATAAACAACTATTATGATAAGCGGATTCACAGAATACACAGAGCAGTTAAACGAGTATGAAAGAGATACTCTTTTGCCTTTAATAGTTAGAGGATTACAGACAAAGATTGGAGCAAATAATGCCATAACCAACAAGAGAATTATTGAAGCCTTAACACAGTCTGGGTATAAGGGCCTGCATGGAGCAAGGATTAGGAAAATAATTAATTACATCAGGATTCAAGGCTTAATTAATAACTTGGTNGCCTCCTCCAAAGGCTATTGGATNGAGCAGGATATTGAGGAAAGGAGAANGTATGTATCTGGTGTAAAGGCAAGAGCCAAATCAATGTTAGCATCATTAAATAATATAGAAATATAAACAAACACACATGAAGAAAGAGGCATTTTATTTTAGCCATGATTACAGCACAACTAATGATCCAAAGGTGCAGGCCTTATTAGGAAAGTTCGGAGCAAAAGGATACGGAGTTTATTGGAGAGTAGTTGAGATATTACATGAGGAGCAGGATCATAAGTTGCACTTAAAACCTTATATGTTTGAAGCCATTGCAAGCACCTTTAAGGAGGAAGTTGAATTGATAAGCAGTATAATTGATTATTCTGTTGAGGTTTGTGAGCTGTTTATTAAAGAAGAAAATTTTCTATACTCAGAAAGAGTTCTCCAAAATATTTCAAAGAGAGATAAAATAAAAGAAGCCAGATCCTTTGCAGGTAAAAAGTCAGCTCAGCTAAGATTAAAGCAGAATTCAACAAATGCTGAACAAAGCTTATCAAGTGTTGAGCAAAATCCAGCAAAGGAAAGTAAAGTAAAGGAAAGTAAAGTAAAGGAAAAGATAGTAACAGAGTTCATGGAAAGGAATATTGATTGGAATAAATTATTGTTATTCTTCAATAAAACATTCAATAAAAGCAATAAGGTTTTTAACGCATCTAACAAGGCCAAATATTTAGCAAGGATAAAGGAAGGTTATTCAAGAGAAAACATATCTAAGGCAATGTTAAAGGCAAATAAAGACAGCTTTCACACAGACAGCAATTATAAGTATTGCACTTTAGAATACTTTAGCAGATCAGCAACATTGGATAAATATGGCTTTGATGCAACTAAAAATAATTCCTATATTCCTACAAAATAAATTTACAACATGAAACACAACATTTTTGATAAGGCATTCGGAATTGTCTTAAACCTAAACCAGAGCCAACAATCTGAGTTTATTAATTCTTTAGAGCCTGATTGGTTTCAAAGCAACTTTCACAAAAATATTTATCAGTCAATTATTGAAATATCTGAGAACGGAGATTTATGTGATTTGATTAACATTACAAGTTGGCTGAGAGAGAACAACAGATTGGAGAAGGATACAATCTACAAAGTAAGTATGCTCCAAAGTAGTGTTGAATTCCAAGAAACATTAAACAAAGAAGGAATCCTTAACGAATGCTATTACAAGTATTCAATTAGAAATGTATCCTTAATGCTACAAAACATTAATTCAGAAATGCAATCAGCAGATCCAAGGAGCAACTTTATATTAGATGAGGTTACAAAAGTAAAGGATCTTTTAGGCATCAATAAAAGTATTAAGGAGGTTACAAATTTAGATAGTATTGAGGAGGTTTTATTCAAGCATAATCAGGCAAAATTGGGAATACCTTTAGGACTTGAATTAGGTTGGAAAGTTTTAAAAGGAAATTTAATACTTGAGAAAGATGACGTTATGGTTGTAGGTGGAAGGCCTGCAATGGGAAAGACAGCTTGGGCAATTTCATTAATTAGAAACCTTTGCTTCAATGAAAATAAGGTTGTTGTTTTTTACTCCTTAGAGATGGCCCATGACAGGATTATTAGGAGAATGATTAGCAATATCACAGGAATAGATTCTAATAATATCAAATACGGAAAGTGCTCAGATAGTGAATTACGGCAAATTAATGACCTTAAAAAAAGCAAGTATTGGGATAACTTAGTAATATTTGATGGATCTCATACAACTAAGGATATTGAAGCAAAGCTCCAAACTGTTAAGAATAAGAATAAGGAGGTTGACTTATTTATGATTGACTACTTGCAAAAGATTATGCCAAGCAAATCAGAGAATAGGTATCAGGAAGTAACCAAGATTAGCAATGATGTCAAGAGAATAGTAATGGCCCATAGGATTCCATGTATTGCTTTGGCTCAGCTTAGCAGAGACGTTGGAAGATCAGGAAAGAGGCCAAGCCTACCTGANTTNAAAGAGAGTGGAGAGATTGAGCAAGATGCAAGTATTGTAAGCTTCCTTCATAGGCCAGAATACTACGGAGAATTAGTTGATGAGGAGGGAAATGATATGCAAGGCTTTGGAGAGTTTATNATTGCTAAGAANAGAGATGGAGGAATTGGAATTAATCAGATGGAAGTTAGGCTTGAAACATCAGAGTGGAATGACAAGGCAATAGAAAATCCATTTGCTAAAAAGCCAGAGCAAATTGACAGCTTTGCAGGAATGAAACCAAACACACAAATACCTTTTTAACTATGAATCATATAAGCTTATTTAGTGGAATAGGAGGCTTTGAATTAGCATCAGAATGGATTGGTTGGAATAACATTGCAAGTTGTGAAATTAATCCTTTTGGAAATAAAGTACTTGAATATTATTGGCCTAATGCCTTGCATCATGATGATGTAAAAACTTTTACAAAAAAATTATTAGATGAAAAAATCAAAGATTGGGATTCAAACGACGTTATTCTCACAGGAGGATTCCCCTGTCAACCTTATTCCAACGCAGGAAAGCGAAAAGGGAAAGATGATGAGCGCCACCTNTGGCCAGAAATGTTGCGAGTCATTCAAGAGATTAAGCCAAGGTGGATCGTGGGCGAAAACGTACGTGGACTTATTAATTGGAACGGGGGAATGGTATTCGATGAGGTGCAGACTGACTTGGAAAATAGTGGGTACGAAGTCCAACCGTTTATACTTCCAGCTTGCAGTAAAAACGCTCCCCACAGAAGAGATCGAAT